TATTAGGGAAAGCTGGTCGTCTCCAGCGTGTCCTAGCCCGGTATTTAAATCCTGTGTATGGGGACCCATTGTAACTATGGTAGAACCAGGGCTCAAAATTCTAATCCATCCACCTTTTCCACCTCCAGAGCTAAACATAGTTTGTTCCATTCTCCATCTTAAGCCTCCTTTAATTTGAAAATCCAATACATCATCGGCAGATTCATATATAAAAGTATCTCCATCACCAAAATAAAGACCTGCATTTACACCAACTGGTAAAGTAAGTTTACCCTGGTCTGTTAAAGTAAATTTAGTAGCACCTAGACTATCTTGGCCTAATAAGATGTTTCCTGCTCCTCCGTTTGTTTGACCTCTTAATGTTAACTGGGTGTTAGCCACTAGACTATTAGTACCTATTCCTAATCTATTATTACTATCATCCCAGAAAAAATTTGAATTATCTGAGCTAAATCCACCAGCCCCATCTGAGAATTGCACTGACCCGATTACACCACTTGATCCTCCTCCTTGAGTATCTAAATCAACCCATGAACCATTATATCCTTGGAAGTTTGATCCATCATATCGTATCGCCCCAACGTTTGTGTTCGCCGTTGTTCCGACCTTGATTGCGCCACTTATATCTAAAGATTCAACCGGACTATTAGTACCTATTCCCATTCTCTTATTAACATTGTCCCAGAAAGCATTGGCGTTGTCTTGGGTGATTACTCCTCCTGCACCAGCGAATAAAATACTGCCCTGGGTAAATCCGTTTAATATTATGCTATTTCTATTTATCCATACTGCATTATCACTATCATATTGTAAGAAGTCATTAGAGTTTACATCTGTTATTCTTACGTCTCCTAATTCACCAATATTAATATGACTCCCTATAGGAGAGTTTATTATTGAACCTCCAACCTTCTTAAGAAATTCGTTATCACTTGAGTTTGGTAAATCATTTAACTCAGTTAATAACTCTATTTCTTCGGGTGAAGATTGTTCTGGTTGTGGGCTTATATAGCTCATATTTTTTTATATTAAAAATGTGTTTCAACTCCATCTAATCTAGCTACCCACTGTACTGCATTAGTAGCGTCTCCTGTAACTGTAATAATTAATGCCTCATTAGTATCATCTGCTGTAACTGCACAATCCCAGGAGGCGTCATCTTCGTGTACTACGTCCTTTGTGGTTGTTAGTAGTGTTGTATTGTTTGAACCATCTCTCTTGATACCACCTTTAAAATGATATACAGCACAGTCTCCTGAAACATTATCTCTAGCTGTCACTTGTATAGTAAAAGAAAGAACTGAACTAGCCCTAACTGTGAGTCTTTGTAAATTAACACCTCCACAAAATATTACTAAAGGTGTGGCATCTGCTGTATCTCCTGATATTCCTACTATTATTGTATTGTTCTCGTCATCTGAATCAGACGATATATTATGGACTATTTCTGCTGTTCTAGTTACGTTTGCTTTATATCCAAGAGCTACAGAAAACTGTTTAGAGTTATTTTGCGCTCCATTTCCTATAGCTACACCAGTAGTAGAACATAAAGCAGATTTTCCTACAGCTACTCCCTTTCCAGTTCCTACAGAACTTCTCCCTATAGCTACTCCATCATCACTACCATTAGAACTATATCCTATAGCAACTCCTTGATCTCTTGAATTTGCCAGTTGACCAACTGCTACATTATACCCCGTAGTAGTTCCAGTGAAAGAGCCTTGTCCATTAGTATATGAAACCCAGTTAGTGCCATTATATATCAATGCTATTGTCGCCCCAGCGTATAAAACCTCTAGTGTGTTAGCCCCCTGTACTATAGTTAAAGTATAAGTAAGGTTGTATGATGTAGTGTTTGATATTACAAACCTATCACCAGCACTAGCACTAGCTGTATCCATTGTTATAACTCTGCTTGCTCCGTTAGCATTCAAATATTGATAAATATTATCTGTATCAGCAGTCAATGTCTTTCCAGCAGATAGAGATTCAGCGTTAACTCCATATAGACCACCAACAGAACCTCCACCTCCGCCAGCGTCTTCAAAAGAGGGTGCTACTCCTGCTCCCCCAGAGGTTAAGACTTGTCCATCTGTTCCTATAGGTATCTGACTAAATGATGTTGTTGTATCTGCATATGGTATTAAATATTGAGTCCATGCTGATTTTCCAGTTCCTCCATGTGCTACTCCAACATCTGTTGCTTCCCAAGTACCAGTGCCAATAGTTCCCAAGGTTGTTATATTTGCACTTCCAGCCCATGTTGTAAGAGCTGTATTTTCTACGTTATTTAAACTCAAATCAGTCTTTACTTCTGCAAAAGTCTTGCTCTCTAATCCGTTGGCTGTGAACTTTGCATACTCTCCACTAGCAATACTTGCACTGTCAATATCTACTGCATTTGTGTTTGCTATCCCGAAAGTTAGAGCGTCTTGTTTTGCGTTCCATGTGACTGCACTTGATATATAAGTATCTGTGATAGCTGTTCCTTCCCAAACACCAGTTTCTATAGTTCCTATAGTAGTTAAGTTAGCTATTGAGGTAATACTAGGCTGTGTAGCCTGTGTAGTGGCTGTGTCTGGGGCTAAACCTGCAATAGTGGCTACAGTAGCAGAGTTGCCTGTTATGTCTCCTACAATGGCGTTAGTGACCTCTAAATCAGTAAACCAGCCTTTAGTAACTCTTGAGCCAGTAGCTCCAATATCTCCTGTAGTTAGTATGTCAGAAGCTCCATTATCTATTTGGCCAAAACCTGAAGTAATTGAGCCAGCATTTAAAGCTCCTACTGTTACTATATTTGAAGTTCCTGCCCAAGTGCTTAAAGCTGTATTCTCTACATTGTTTAATGATAAATCTGTTTTAGTCTCTGAATAACTACGTCCTTCTATTGTATCCACGTCTGTAAATCTTGCAAAATCATTAGCTACGGGTGTGCCAGAAGTATCAACTCCACCAGTCGCACCAGTGTCTCCTTTTTCTCCTCTCGCACCTGTTAATAGTGTAAAAGATATAGTGCTTCTATCTGCTACAGTAGATGACCCGTCAACATTTTCTTTTGCTTGCATTTGAATTATATCTCCTGCTGTTAAGCTTATATTGATTGTCTTAGATGTATCATTACCATTACCAGAACGAGTTCTCCAATAAGAAGAAACAAAAGAACTAGTAATATCCGCCATTCCTCCACCAGTATTTAATTGTAGTTTAACATCGGTGCTTCCACGAGTTGCACTACCACTTTCGATAGAACCGACATTATAGCTGATAGAATAATAGCCAGTCGTTCCGATTGTCACTTGGTCTGTTGCTAAAGTAAAAGCTGTAGCATCGTTATTTGTTTCTGTAGTATCAATATTAATAGTTGCATAAGAAGTTGTTAAAGCTTGTCCTCCTGTGGTGTCATAAAAAGTAGCTGTAGACATATCTCCTGTAGTAAGGTCTCCCCAAGAAATGTCAGTACCATCAGTAGTTATGTATTGGCCAGTAGTACCTACGCCTAGTCTATCTGTAACATTACTACTATTTCGTATTATAACGTCACCACGGGTCGTCATAGGGTCACTGAAGCCACCTGTAGCATCTTCCCAAGAAATATCAGTACCATCACTTGTTAAAACCTGGTCTACTGCTCCGATTGGAAGCCTATTAGTTATATTGCTAATATCTTTATAAATAACATCTCCTCTAGTTGTCATTGGGTCTGTAAATCCTCCTCCTCCACTACCAGATTGGTCTTGCCACAACAAACTACCATCAGATTGTTTAACAATAACCTGACCTAAAATAGCTGAATCTTTGTTAGGGATGGCATCAAGCGTTGCTTTATTTGCAAACCCTACTGATATATTACTCATATATTATTATTTAATTTATTGACCTATAACTCTATATCTTACAAATCCTCCAACTTGTACTGCACTCTCTAAATTGATTATAAAATCTTCTCCTTGTGAAAGAGTGATAATACCTCTGTCACTATCATAGTTATTATCAAGCACGAAAGCTTGTTTAGCGTCTAAAGGATATGGACCACCATAATTAGTTGAACCATCTTTAAGTTGAACTTTAACTGCTGTAGTGGGAATAAGATTGATGTGATCAATTACTATAGTTGCTCCAGCTATTCCTGTAATTATTACGTTGTCTCCTGTAGAAGCTGTATTAATATCAGCTTTCCTTAAATCTTCATGAAAAATCATAATTTTAAAATTAATTAATAAATTATCCTAGAGGGCGATTACTCACCCCCTAAATAAGTCATCAATTTCTTATGCTACTGCTGTTGTTCCGTAAGTTGTTTCTGTCCACCATTCTGTACCAATAAATACTAGAGTACATGCGTCTCCAACTGCATTTAGAGTAATGGTTGTTGCATTAGCTAAATTGTCAGGTGTTATAACTGCATCTGCTGTATAAGCAGTACATACAATAGTCTTTCTCTGTCCTTCTACTCCATCTGCAAGTGTATGTGTTGAACTAGCATTATTAGCAATCTTTGTTACTCCGTGAGTAATTGAGATAGCTGTATTGGCATTTAGAATTGCCTGTGCTGTTTCAATAATAGTTCCTGCTGTAAGGATTATGTTACCTGCTGTCAATGTTGCATTTCCTAAGGTCATTAAGAAAGCACCTGCAGTCATAGTAACGTCTCCATCGGTAACTGTAATATCACCAGTAGTAAGAGTTAAAGCGTCTGTTCCTGTTGCTGTACCAGCGATTACTACAACTCCGTCGTCTCCAACTGTGAAGTCAGAAGCTGCGCCATCATTACATTCGATGTAAAAACCAGATGTAAGTGTGGCTGTTGTTGTATTAATCAATAATGCTGTTCCAGATGTTAGACCAGTTCCGTCAATTACTACAATGTTTCCAGTAGTAGCTGAGACTGCGCTTACTGCTAGCACACCAACTGTTCCTGTATAAATACCTGTAGTAACGATTCTAGCTCCATATCCATCTGTAGAAGCACCTGCTACTACGTCAAGAACACCACCAGAAGAAGTTATATTAGCTCCTCCACCAGTTAATTGAGATACCCAACCATCAGTTAGAGAAGTTCCAGAAGCTCTTAATAAACCAGTACAAGTTGTAGCTGAATTACCAACTAAGCTTAATAGTTCTCCAGTAGTAACCATAGTTCCTGCTGAAGTGATTAAAGCTCCTGTACCTGTTGTTAAAGATGCCATGTCTATAGATAGACCAATAGCTGTTGTTGTAGCTCCTGCCATTACAACTGAAATACCTTTAGCTGCTCCTGTTGTTGGACTAGCAATAGTAACTGAAAGACCAGTTGGAGTGCTTGTAGCATCACCAGCTGAAATCAATTCAAGAATTTCACCATCATGTGTAGCTGCGTTAGCATTAAGTTTAACTAAAGCACCTGTTGTAATAGATGTTGAGCTAATATCTGCTAAGTCTGCTGTTGTAATAGTGTTGTTAACTACTGTAATTGAGTTAGCGTTATCTGCGTCTGTAAGAGTTAATGAACCATCTGTGATGATAGCGTCTCCAACAGTCATAGTGAAATCACCAGCTGTTAAAGTTAAATCTCCTAAAGTCATTACGATAGCGCCTGCTGTAACTGTTAAGTCACCACTTGTAACTGTAATATCTCCTGCTGTTACTGTAATTGCATCTGTACCAGAAGCTACGCCTGCAATGGTTATTGCTCCAGCTTCTCCTATTGAGAATACATCAGTTGCTCCATCTGTTTGAACACACTTAATGAACATTCCACCTGCTAAAGCACTCTCATCTAATTGAAGTCTGATTAAGTCTCCAGTTGTTAGAGTATCTGAACTAAACACGAATGCTCCTTCGTCCTCAGTAGTACCATTACCAAAAGTAGTGATAGTATCATTTTGAACTAGGAATAAAGGTGCTGTATTAGATGTACTTGTAGCTGTAAATAATCCATCTGTTAATGTCATGTCATTTCCGAATACGATTGCTTCTGAACCATTAGTAGTAATAAAGTTTAAAATTGAAGTAGCTCCTGCTGAACCAATCTTCAATGCTGTAGCGTCATTATCTTCTAATGTCCATGTCATATCACCTGCTGTTGAGGTGATTGTTGAGGCTGCGCTAAATGTTATTCCTGTATTAGTAATAACACCCGCTTTAGTAATTCCCCAAGTAGCTCCTGTACCTGAAATGTCTGCTCCTGAACCTGCATTTGTAATCTGTAGACATACTCCTGAACCACCAGCTGCGTTAGTTATAGTTATAACATCTGTAGCTGTGGATCTATTTCCTGCAATAGTCCATGTAGCGTCTGGTGTAATTGTAAATGTATTATCTGCTGCGAATATTGTCTCCCATGTAGGAGTTCCGCCACTTCCTCCTGCACCTATAATTGATGTTCCTGTTTGATTCCAGAATACAAGTTGATCTGAATTATTAATGTAAAGACCATAACCAGTATCATCATTAGATAAAGGGTTAGAAGCGTAATTCTTATCAAATCTTAGAATACCTTGTCTAAGGTCAATGTTCTTTGGACTTGAGTAAGTCCTTCCTGCTTTAGTTGCCATATTATTTGAGAGAGACGTTGGTTGAATAGAATATTGCTTACGCTCACCCACTATTTGCCAACGTCTCTTTAATTAAATTAGTTGTCTATGTAGTTGCCTCGTCTCCTTCTGACCATACCCATGAACGAGTAACGTCATTGAATCCTTGAATAAAGATAGTGTGAGCGCTAAATTGCATCTCTCTTGTCTTTGTAACAATATTTACAGGGTCAACATTATTAGATTCACTTTCAATATGTTGGAATCCCATAGTATCTGACATAGCTTTTGAAGAATCAAACATTCCCCAAGCTGCGTCTTTTGTTAGATACTCTAAGTCAACAATTTGGAAAGGTCCCATTGCATTACCATCATTGTCATTACTTTCTGAAATCTTATTAGTTTTGATTGAACCTAATATTTCCATTGCTTTATGATGAACACTTGAACCTTTTTTACATACCAACATGTTTAATTTAGCGCTATCTGGGTTACCTCTAGGGTCAACCATTAGACTAGCTGTTCTGTCGGCTGCTTTATATCCTGCGTAATCAAAAGGTAAAGAATAAGTAGTTCCATCATAAACTACGTTGTTCATGTTAGTTCCACCATCTTCTCTTGTATGAGCAGTTGTCCAAGGCTCTAAAGCATCTCCACCTGTCAATGCAATAGTAGAATTACCTCCTACGCCTTGATGTGTATAAGATGGTGAAAAACCATTAGTTAGTCTTTCTGCTGCTAACTTTTCTTTCTTTCTATTTAAAGCACGAATAAGTTGTTCTCCAATAGCTGTTAGTTGTCTTTTCTTAAATCCAAATTTCCATGTCATGTGAGACATAGGGAACATAATATCTACTTGTTGCTGTTCGTAAGTTTGGTCAAAACCTTGGATAGCTACATCTTCTAGAATACTTGCGTTTTCTGAAGTGAACTCTGCTTCTTTAAGACCTGAGATTGAACTATCTTTCTCAAATAAATCTGTAGTTGTTCTAAAGTTATAATACTTTTTGTAATCTACAGGATTCTTTGCTTCCTTCTTTACTATAACTTGGATAGCTTTATCAGTCATGTCTTTAAATTGATTTAGTACTGCTGGACTCATATAATTAGTTATTTACAATATAATCTTAATTAAACTGTAAAATTAGTTAGTTTTTACGCTCTATCCATTCTTGAAATGAATTCAACAAGAATTTTCTTGTCTGATGCTGCTCCTACAGTTCCGACTTGCATAACATAAGCATTGTCAGATGTATCATCTGTACCTGTGTTATTTACTGTAGCTTTATCTGTTAACGCCATTCTTTGATATTTATGTGTTGCGTCTGAGTTATTAGTTGTATCTACTTCAAAAATATCTCCAACGTAAGGTTGGTCAATTAATACTGAAGTATCTGATGTAGTTTTAGTTTCAATAGCTACTCCTGCTAAATCTTCCCATGCTGTTGAAGATGTAGCTGCGATTACTACTTCATTTGCTCTATCGTATGTAAGTAAATCACCTGCTGTAACTGCCAGAGAGCTAATATCTCTTGATTTAGTACCTTTATCTACACCATTCTTTCTTGAAAATCCTGTCATATGTTTTGTAACAAAAAAAAGCCTACTAATAGGCTTATTTAGTTCTATTAGGTTTATAATTTAAAAATCGCTCTCATCAAAGCCTTTAAACATTCCTCCTGGTCCTATCATTGATTTTTGATCTGGAGTAAGGCTATTTTGATTTGATTTTGGCTGTGTTGCAGTTCCACCACCACCTGATATAGAAGCACTTTCAATCTTTTTGTTCTGAGCGTTTATTTTAAGCTGTCTCTTTTTATTATCTACAGAGCCATACATATCTTCCACGTCTCTATGAACTTTATTGAATATTACTTTTAATTGAGCTTTGGTTTTACCTTTAGCATTGTAATCAGTTTTAATGATTTCACTAAAAGCGTTCCATCTAAGATTATCTTCATCATTGTCTGGTAAGTACTCAGGATGATCACTGTTAAAGAAATCATCTAATAAAGAATTACTATCCTCAGCATAAGCGTCTTCCTTTTTTACATATCCTCCACTTTTAAGCTTTCTATCAATAATATTATCAATGTCTGATAATTCTTCTTGAGAGTATTTATCACTTAAAATGTCTTCCTTTGGTAGTTCTGTTTTCTTTTCATTACCAAAGTCAATTTGATTCTTGTCTCTTAGTTTCTTTCTTAACTTAGCTGTCTCTAATCTTAAAGCTCTCTCTCGTGGGGTTTCACCTTCCACAGGCTTGGGTTGTGAAGGTGTCTTTGGAGTTTCCTCCTCAACTTCTTCGTCATTAGAAGATTCTGACTCTAGAGTTTCCTCAACTTCTTCTTCCTCAACTTCTTCCTTGCTTTCTAGCTCTTCCTCTGATGGAACAACTACTTCTTCATTGTCTTCACTGTTATTATTAGAAAAATTTACGTTGATTGTCTCTTCATGTTTTACTTCTTTCATATGTTTTACGGCATTATTTTACTTGCTGTAGAGCAAGAATATGAATTAATTACTTATAACTAGGCGTATAAACGCCCAGATAAAATAATCTATTCTTTGATTAACCAGTCTAATCCATTCAGGTATTTAGCTTCTATCTTACAATCACTAAAATCAGCAATCTTTAGCTCAGGTATTTCAATCTCAATCTCTTGGTTGTTTAATTCTTGTACTTCTGCATTATAAGTTTCAATATTCTCAGCTTTAATCTTGTATTGTCCTTTCTTCTCACCTTCTTGTTCTTCGCCATGCTTTACGAATAATGATTGTACTTTTTCTGTATAAGTCTTTAGTTCAGGGTCAACTTTCTTAACGACTAAAGTGATTTGAAATGATTTTAGTATTGGTAAAGGTAAGTCTTGTATCTTTTTGATTCCTTCTACACTATCAGCTAATTGTTTTAGTGTTATTTTTATTTTTGCCATACTTTTAATAATTTGCTTTTTATATTTGTTAAACATTTAACTATTTTGTCTCTTCTACAGTTTTTTTTCATCTTCAGTATCTTCTAGTTTCTCTTCTACAGGCACTTCCTCTGCTGGTGCTACTTCTTCCTTAACTTCCTCTACAGGAGCTTCAGGAGCTACCTCAGGGGCTTCTACAGGGTTGTTAGCTTTGATAGCTTCTATTTTACCGCTAAAATACTCTACTACAGCTTCATAACTGTCAAAGTCTTTAACTAAGTTTACTTTATTGTCTTCTGTTATTGTTGTTTTAATTTCCAACATATTTTTGTTTTGCTAAATAGAAATCTATTGAGAACTATTTAGTTTTAATATTTTTATTATATCCTAGTTGCTTAGTTACTAATTCACACCATTTATTTATTCCTCCTTCAATGTCTTTTGCATCTAGTTGTATACTTCTTTCATCTTTATCTACGCTTACTTTTTGAGCTGAATTCATATTAGAGAACTTATCAGGAACATAAACCCAAAACTTTAGGTCTATTCCTAACTTACATCTAAAACCGTCATTCTCATCAAACCATTTCTCAAATACTCCCCTATAAGGGTCATCTATTGAGCTTGTTAACTGTATTTCTTCAGGGAAGTTAGATACATCTACTTCTTCTGAGACTTCACCTGCACGTTTAAGCTTTCCTCCTGCTTGACCTTCTAATAAGGTGAGGATTTTATTAGTATCTTCCTTTGCATCTTCACTATTCTTTCTAGTTTCGTCCATGAAACTATCAAGTTCTTTCTTTAAGCCTTTTAGACTTAGATTTTTTGTTTTTTCCATATGTTTTACACCTATATTTTACTTGCTGGAGAGCAATAATATTAAAAAACTATGCGTTTGAATAGCATAGTTCTATATTTTAACAAACCCCGCTAGAAATCTGTTTAGATATAGAATTCTACTATCCAAACTGTCTAGCGGGTAATATTTAATTTTAATTTATGATTTTACTGTCCTTATTATTATTTATATCAAACTGTCTCTTCTCTTCTACTGGTATTGGGTATTCATAAGGAAAGTTTACTAATTCACCTTTTCTTATGTCTTTATGAGCCTTTACTCTTAATATTCTCTTGATCATCTTCATCTTAGTAGTAGTGACTGGTATCAGTTGCGTCTGTTGTTCTTCATTACCGAAGAACATTAACATTGAGTATAAGTCCTCATTACTGATGATAACACTATTGTCTTTAATTGTAAACTTTATTTGCTTACAAGGTGTTACTTCTTTATTCCAGTTAACTTCTACTCCTAATCCATTCTTATTAGACTTTGCTGGGTCTGTTGTCATATTACTTGTATTGTTTAGCCTCTTTCTCTAATTCAGAAAAGAAGCGCTTTATATGAAATATTCCTCCCTCTCTCATAAAGCTATCTTTAGTGAAATCCCATTTATTATCTATTCTAACCTCTCCCATTCTTTTAGTAAGGAAATCATCTATAAACCAATCCATAGCTTGCCAAGAGTTATTACTCATTAAGTCCTGTAGTTGCTTTCTTTGGTTGTTTATTATTTGATTCATACTATCTACTTTGAACAGCGTTCTTATTTATATCACTAGCTACTTTTCTTAAGGGATTAGTAACAGCACTCTGTGGTTGTCCTCCTTGAGGTAATCCTGCTTGTTGTGGTTGACCTCCTCCTTTAAGCTTAGCCTCTTGCCTAGCCTTAATCTCATCTGGTGTAGTAAATAGTCCTCCTGATTCAGCTTCTTGCTGTTGTTTTTCAGCCTCTTGTTGCTTATTTTGTATACCTTGTTGTAATTCTTTAGCAAACTCAGGGTCTTCTCCTATCTTAACTACTTCATCAGTTAACCAATCTTTAGGTTTCTCATCTTGTATCTCAAGTATCTGTTTAAGCGGTTTATATAAAGTTTGTACCATTTGTATCATTCCTTGCATTAGTGACTGTCCTATCTGCATGATAGCTGGGAAAGTTACATTATATAACTCTAACTTACGTTGTCTTTCAAGTTCTGGTGAGGGTCTTAAAATAGACTGTACTTTAATGAATATCTTACCTTCCCATTTAAGATCAACTATATCAATATCTCTACCAACTATAAATGCTCTATCTTCTGGTGCTTCTACTAGATTATCTAACTGTCCTCCATCTCCTTCTTCACTCTCTCCTATCTTATCAAGTCCTAGGTTAAGTTCTGGAAAGAAGTCTGCTACAAGCTCACCTTCCTCATTATTATTAACTTGATTAGCTTTTCTTCCTAGCTCTGCCTCAAACTTAGCTAAATCCTCCGCCTCTAAAAACTTAACAACCTCAGGTCTTGAATATATCTGATTCATCCAAGATAATGAGATTTTAGCCTCATCTTCTAGTACAGTCGCTATATTCTTCAAAGAAGTGCCTAAACGCCTTAGAGAGGCATCCTTAGCCTCTAGGGTCTCTCCTAGTGTCTTACCTGCTAACTGACCTTCTAATGTTTTATTGACTCCACTATCTTCATCCATTTGTTCACTCTGCTTATCAATAGCGTCAAATCCTCTAGGGTCATAATTTATATTAACTTGATCAATACTGCTTCCTGGTAACATCTTAACGAGTTTAGCTGGACTAATTGTAAGATCATCATCACCAGGTTGTCCTGTATAGAATAACATAGGATATATAGCCATAACTAACTGATCAATGGTCATGTTCTTTAATCTGTCATATATAACCTTGTTTCCTTTAATGGTTTCATATAATCCAATACCGTAAGGACTTCTTGGGTCTCTAATACTCCACACAGTCTGCCAACAACTAAGTTTCTTCTCATCATTAGGCAATGGAGAAAAATGTAATACTACTTTATCTTTAGGGCTATAAATAGCGTATAAATCTTTGTTCTTACTCTCATAGAATCCTAATGTAATCAAATCGTCTCTCATTTCTTTAGAGCCATCAAAGTCTCCATCATCTCCATCATTATTCTCTTTAGTAGTAGTTCCAAATGTTATCTTTTCAGCATTCTTGAAATGGCCAAACTTTCTCATGAATGTATCTTTAGAGAAATCATCTTCAAAATACCAATCATCTGGCTTTCTTGTCATAGTAGCCATGTCATCAATCCAAGTTCTCCAAGGGTCTCTGTTCTCCCTATAAACATCATTAAACTCTACTATATTCTTTTTAACATATTTATTGTTCTCTTCATTATCAGGATCAAACTCATCTAATATCTCTACATCATAATCATCTTTACGTGGATATGTTCTACCAATAGCCCAACCATACTTAGCTAAATTGAATATGAATAGTTTTAATTCGTCTTTAGAATCTGCTATCTTCCAACTTCTCATCCACATAGCTTGTGCAATCTTAGTACCTGGCTTGTATTTCTCTAGCATAGCTTCAAATACAGCCTCAGGGTTTCTATCTACTAAAATTGATAGAGCTGTTTGTATCTTAACGAATAATGTAGGGTCTGATACATCACTTCTCCAAGTATCACCTTCTTTTTGGTCTATGTTAACAACACTAGAGCCTCTTAATCCTGTAAGTTCATCGCCTCTAGACCTTGAGCTATTAGAGTTAGCTCCATCTAATTGTTTGTTAAAATAAGTATTTGGTGCGTATTCTATATCAGCATTACGCATTATCTCTTCAAAGTCTCTATTATCTAGTATGTTACGCTTACTTTGTTTAAGTATTGGTAATCTCTTCTCTAAATAATCAGATACGTCTTTCTCTTTTCCTTCAGGATTATATGGTTCTTGGACCACTTCTTCCTCTTTTAAGTTTGTTGGCATATATTTGATTATATTTAATAATAGTTATTTTGACTTATACTGCTTCCTTTATTTCCATGTAATTGTTTTAATCTCTCTCTTATAGCCTCTCTACTTCCTTGTTTAGGCTCTGGCTTAGGTCTATCAAAGGCTTGTGGTGCATTACGTCTTACCTCAAATGCTATAGCATAAGCCATAACTTCATCATCATTCTTTCCTGACAATGCCTCTGGTCTACCTACTTTATTTCTAAAGAAGGTATTACACTCTCTTAAGAAATCTACGTTATTCCATATTTCTGTCTCTGTATTAAGCATCCTTTTAAGTTCTGATAGAATATGTGGTCTATTTGTTCCTGTTAGAAAGCCTACCTTACGCTTTACTGGTAACATAATGTCATCTAATTCCTCTCTAAAGTACATATTAGGGTATTGCATCCTCAGAAGCTCTGTATTAACCCATAAACCGTCTTTGTTGGCTTCTATAGCCATGTAAGCCTTATTATACCACATACCTAGAGCATACGCTATAATAGCCATTTCATCAGGTGGGAGTCTATCCTTGAACTTAGCTACTGTTTTACAACTCTCATTGTCAATAACTGTAAGTATACTATAATCTCCTCCTTCAATACCTTCTGCAACATCTCCTCCAATAACATAACTCTTATATTCCTCTGGTCTTTCCCACAACTTTATCTTTCCTATATCACTCTTAGTAAACATTGGATATTCATCAACCATACTAATATCTCCTGTATCTTTATGCTTCTCTGCCTTTATAATATACTCCTGTATCTTTCTAGCGTCAAAATAAACTGTACCTGTAGCAATAAATGCTTCCTCTGGTGTTGTGGGATATTCTTGATTAAGCATATCCCAATCTCTTTTAAGAGATAACCATTTAAGATAATAATATGTAATCTCTATTAGTGATAGTTTGTGTAGTTCTGAGTATTCTCTAAACCTTCCTCCTTCTTTCATTTCAGTAAATGGTATAACTCTAGTAACTTTAGCTATTTCTTCTTTATCCCATCTCCAATTATAGAAATGAGCCTTAAACTCACTATCATTTTGTGGCTCTCTTCCCCATGCTTCTGTGAATATATCATAGAAATGTCCTCCCATCCCTTCTGCTGTACTTTCAATATCAAACTCTCCATCTAATGGAACTGCTGGTATAGTACCAAGGATGATTTCATCTCCCTTTAGTGGAAATTTAGCGCATAACTTAGCAAACTCTGATATATGTACTTTATTAAGCGTTCCTGATCGTCCTGAATTAGAAACTGACATACCTGAAATAAATCCTCCTCCAAAATCAAACTTTAACTGTTTAGCTGAATTAGCGTCTACTTTATATAATCCTTTTAAGTTTTCTTTAAGATTATTCCAAGCATATTTTACTTTCTTATTGAATATGGTCTCAGCGTCCTTTTCTGTATGTGCTATGAATAATGCTTCAAAATTTCTTCTGAACAAGACATCATCTAACATTAGTATAATCTGTAGTGTAGTAAACCCTAACTGTCTACTCTTTAGTATTATATTTCTTAAAGCTTTATTCTTAACAAAGTGTTCTTGCGCACTATTCATCTTAAAGGTTATCCTCTTCTGATTCTTATCAACTATGGTATAGAGGTTATTTATCCTCCATATCTTGCTCGCTAGGTTCTTCATTATCATAGTTTTCTTCTAAACTAACTAATAATTGATTCATATCAACATGAACATTCACTTCATTAGTAGTAAACATTCCTTTTATCTTAGCTCCAAGCTCTAGTTCTGATTTCCTGTTCTTAGGTTTTGCTTTTATATCATCGACTAAAGATTTAAGAATTAAATTGTTAGTTAATCCACACTCTTCACATATTTCTTTGAAGCCTTTACTCTCTGTTAATTTTTTGGGTGTTTCAGATGTTATTTTTGTATATCCTGCTTTTAACATTGCCTTTGCTTTATTACCGCCATTAACCGCTAATTCAGCTACTGCTAGTCTTTGTTTCTGTGTTGGCATATTCTTTTTATTAGTTTCTTAATTCTATATATTAATCCCCTATCTTCCCATTCTTTTTTTCTTTGTTCGTATTTAGTCATTTAGTTTATGTTTATTTAATAATGGTACAGGGACAATGCTAGCTAACACATCATTCGGCATATAATACATTTTAAACTATATTATAACGAGTTATCCCCTATCATTAATAAACAAATAGTTTAAACTACTATCTTTTTAATCTTTTCTTGTTTACTAGAAACAATCCTTCCACACTTCTCACATTTTTCTTGAGTTATTGGAGGATATACTAATAATTGCACTCCAGTAACCCTTCCTCCACATTCTTTACATGTTTTTTCTATAATCATATATGTTCGATTATATATTTATTATTCATTTAGTTTATATTTAACTGCTTGCCATAAAGCGTCTAATAGTTCTTCTTCTTCAAATTCTGGTCCATTTAAACATACTATATATCCCGGTATATCATCATCAACGACACTTCCATTTTTAGATATGGTACACAAATCATCTCCTAAGAACACTATCATTCCAACTATATCCATATCTCCATACCAAATAGTTTCATCAGTGGTCTCAATAGTATAGTCAATTCCTCTATCATTAACTTCTAACCACTGTTCTTCTGTTATGTGTTGTTTCATACTAATCTTTATTTATATTTATCATCTATATGTTCTATGTTTTGTATATGCTCGTTGCATATAAGGATAGTATTAATGAAGCTCTTAACTATATTAGGGCTTACTAGCCATCTACTAGAGCCTCCGCTTTCATTATCATCATAGAAGGTTTTAAATATTTCTTCTTGTTCTTTAGTCATATTAATCTCTAATAATTCTTACAACCTCTTTAATAATTATAAGTACAAGTATAAGTCCTAAATAAAAACCAATACTTAACCATATTGGTGACACAACCCACCACCATGACCAGTCAATTACATGCCCTAATTTTAAACCAATAAATAGAATTGTTAATAAACCTAAAAATCCTACTCCACTTGTGTTGTTTGATTCATTCATATTATTTTTTTGCTAATACTTTCTTGATCATACTTATTCTACTAGGTTTAGATTTATAGCTCTTTCCTCCTCCACCTCCTCTTAATCCTTTAGTAGCTGTTTTTATTCTTTTAGATATTTTCTTAGTAGCTTTTCTTATAGTCTTTCTGTTAGCTGTAGATGTCTTGATTCCTTCCTTCTCTTGTTTCATTGATTTTACTTTGTTTGTCTTTGGCATATTATTCTTTAATTAAATGTATGTGGAAGTGATTATTCACACTTGTTTTATTTGTTCCATTCATTATAGCATTATCGTAGAACTTTAAAAGCTTTTCTATTGAAGGGTTTAATTCCTTCTCTTCTTCACTCATTAGCATTGATAATCTCTTACAAGGTCTTATAGGGTAGAGTATAGCATGTTCTTTTACTCCTTCGTAAGGATATTCATTAACTCTTAAAGCCCAATTCTTCCATTGTTCTATTATAAGGTGTCTTTTGTCGTTGTCAGTAAAGCAGTTATATCCCTTAGGTATTGACTTAAGATATTCTTGGTATTCTTTTTCTACTTCTTTATTTCTTATATACATATTATATCAATGTCTTTATATATTTATCTAGCTTTTTCTTCCAGTCTTTAAAGCCCATAAACTTAAGGGTCATTTCATTAAGCTTAATATCACATTCAGTACATATTCCTCTATATTGGTTATTATCAGCACATATCTGCCATTGTTGAGTAGAAGGTTTTTTACATCTTAGGCAAGGTACTCTTGATATTCCTATTTCTGTGTATGGTTTCTTTCTCATATTTATTTAGCGTAATATTTAAACTCTTTGTTCTCTTTTTTAAAATAATCCTCTATAGGAGTTTCTCTCTCCTTCTTCTTTTCTTTGTGTTCTTTCTTCTTTCTATACTTTAGTTTAGCCATATAAAAATAAAACACTCTTTAGGTATTCTTTTATCTAGTTTTATGATAAGTCTTTTTTCATAGTGTTGCGGGAGCTGGAGTCGAACCAACAATCTCCAGGTTATGAGCCTGACGGGATACCATTTCCCTATCTCGCTATTATTATATCTATAGTATAACACTTAAATATACTAGAGTCAACAAAACCCCCTAATTAAAGGAGGTCTTGCATATATAAACCACTATAAAAGTATGCCTTTAGTTCTCTCTTGCCCATGACGTTACTAAAGGTTAGTACTATTAATGTAGAATTATTTAATAAAGTTTATTTTCTTAATTTAATTCTCTTTATCCAGTAATCTAAAACTATAGATAGAGCTATAACTTCAATAAGCAATAAAAATATATCTGGTTTATCACTAAAGCTTATACTTCTTTTGTCTATTA